CGCCTGCTCCCAAATCGCTGCCCGTGAATAGAGCCAAGAGAGAAGAGGCCTCGCTGCCACTGCCAGAATCAGCTTGTTGCATCGAGAGGGACAGTAGCGATAGTTCGACTCCGACGCCAACCTCAGCGCCCGCTATGGCTGCGGTTATCGTAGTGGCAAGGTCGATTGCGCCTGTCGGGTATTCTTGAGCAAACAATGCCCTGGCTATGATAGCGTCAATTCCTGCGCCTGTGTCACTCAACAGATGTGCAACGGTGAGTGATGAGGACGCATCATCTCCAGCGCCGGTATCGGAGCTGGTCTTCACGCCTTCAATAATATGCAGATAGGAGTTTTCAAAAGCACTGCCTGTCTCAGCACATAGGATTGTCTTGACCAATGCGGCCAGGTCAGTGCCTATACCTGTGTCGCCGAGCGCAATATCACGGCTGAGGAGGCTCTCGACCCCTGACGCTATTTCTGACAGTACAATGGCTCGACTTAGTAAAGCCTCTACTCCTGCTCCTGTTTCTGCGCCAAGCAATGCCGCAAGTAGAGCGGATAATTCGGAACCTGCTCCTGTCTCTGCTCGTAGATGTGCGGCCAGTAATGCCGCTAGGTCTACGCCTATGCCCGTCTCTGGTAATACGAAGCCTCTGCCGTCCTTTGCATCTGCCCCGGAGCCTATTTCTGCCCTTGAGTGTGAAGCTGCTGGATATGCGGTCTTGGCATCTGTACCAGAACCTGTGTCGGCACTGGTCTTGGGAGTAATATCTACTGTTTCTCCTGTGGCATAGATACTTATTTTGACAGTTGCACCATAGAAAGTATAAGTCTGCGCTCCCTCTGCTGTCATGTGGTCGCCAGTCATATAATATACTGCAGCACCAGTAGTAGTAATTATTTTTATCTTTCCCTCAGATGCATAAATTCCTAAATAATCATTACTGGTTACAGCGAACGACAATCCAGTAAATGTTTGCTTACTTCCTGATATTACAGTACCGATAGTTGCACTTGCTCTATAAGTATAATCTGTGCCAGCGCCGTAGAACGTACCTACTTTAACGTTAAGGCCATCTCCGGAAGAGAAATAAAACTCAGCAGATGTCAAATTTCCTGTATCATTAGCTGGGTTATTTAAGTCTATAACCGTCCTAGTTACATTCCAAGTACTACTTTGAGTAACTGCACCAGGGCCAATATCGATAACAGCCATTACTTAACCCTCTTGAAGCTATCTATTCTTGCCGCAATATCCAGCCCCTTGATAGCACATCTATCGTAGCCAGCTTTTGTCTTGTTGTGCTTGTCGTTCCTGTCCCAGCCCTTATCTATCTGGCGTAGAGTCTCGCCTCTCACATCGGAAGCAATGCCTTCACTCCACGCCTTGCCGAAGTTAGCGAGCCGTTTCGCCATAAGTTGCTGCAACTCGGTGTCGGTGATGTCAGCAGAGACTAAATCGAAGTGATTGTGAAAGGGGTTGTTCTGCCAGATATGAGGCAGTTCCTTCTCCCACTCATCGTAGTCCTTCGGGTCAACAGGAGAACCGCCTTCGTCTACCTTGCCTTGATAGCCTTCCTTGAACTCTTTGCTTGTCTCATCCACTACGTGAACGAAATGCTCGGCATAACGTGGGTCGAACGGCTCACAGTAGAACGCAAAGCGAACCCTTACCAGCCCGTCTTGAACTTCTATACCTGATGTTTCAATCTCTGCGTACATGCGCCACCTTTCAAAGAGGAAGCAGAGGCCGCCCCTTGCGAGACGGCCTCACTGTCTCGCCATTAACACATTTTCTGTTGCGCCAACTGCGCTTCTACCTCTCTCAATCGCTTCTGTACTTCTTTCACGGTTAGACTTGGGGAATGACCTCGCCTAGACATACCCAAGAGGTTCTTAGGTCGATTGTCAGTCTTTATTCCATTAAGATGATGAACCACCCAGCCATCCGGCAGAAGTTGGTTGTGAGCTTTTTCCCAAACAAGAATATGCTCAAAGACATAGCCACCATTGGCCTTTGGGTGCTCAGGTTTCCAAACCCTGATATAACCGTGAAACTTCCCCCTGCCGCCCTTCCAGTTAGTTCTCTTGGGAATGCGTCGACCATGTTTAATGTCTAGTTTCTGTTGTACTGAGTTTGTTCGTTGGGTGATCCCCGCTTCTCGGAGAACATCACTCACTGTTTTTTGGCTACGTCTCATTCGCTTTCGGATTGCAATTACTGAAAGCCCTTCGTCGCTTAGGTAGAGTTCACAGATTAATTTTTTCTCCGAGCCATCAAGGGGTTTCATGTTGCGTCTTCGCCCTACCCCAGCCTCTCGAAGTATTTTATGGACATCGCCAGTCCGCATTTGCAGCTTCTTGGCGATGTCCCGTCCTACTACTCCAGCCTTGCGAAGTTTAATAACCTCTTTTTCCTTTTCCATAATTCCCTCCTGGCTATGACTAAGTATAGCTGATTTGGGAACTAAAGTCAAGGTGTTTATGAGAGCGTTATGGTCACTTCCAAAGTCCAGGTTCCTGAGGATTTTGTGCCGAGTGACTCAACCTTGCGATTGAGACAGTTGGTGCTCGTGGCCTGTTTGACAACCCACTCCTGCCATGCGTAGTTGGCGTCTCCACTGCCGAAACTCGACTTCAGCGTGACCTTCTGTGTGGTTGACGTCGGGTAGCCCGATTCCATGCCCTTGTAGGTCTTGTTTGTGGCCGCCTGAAGGTCGGTCTGCGTGGCGGCGGCTGCGGTGGCGCTATCCCCTACGCCTATGGTAGCCGCTGCATTGTCAAAGATATGGGTGGCTCCTGAGACGACTCCCGTTATCAAGTCCCACATCTCGTCAATGCCGGAGTTCAACAGGCAGTTGCCGTCTATCTCCCTGACCTCGTAGGGCTTGAATAGCTTATGGAAGTCAGCCTCTTTGCCGTCCTTGGCGAACGGCGTGATGTCCTCGTTGTATTTAAGCAGTCTGGCTTTGCACTGCCAGATCGCACGTTCCTTTACTTCTTGCATGTGTCCCTCCTGTTAATCTTTTGAATAGTTCGGCACTATCGTGATGGGCTCATGCTGCGCCAGTTCTACTTTAAACAGCGCCAGCTTCTGCATAGCGTCGGCCTGGTACTGCCGCACCATTGCAGCTATATTGAGCTTGCTTGATATGCCCGTTAAGCGTGACCGCGCTTCGTTGATGTATCCGTTGGCCGAATTCAGCTCGTGTGAGGCCAGGTTCGCTTTCTCCTGTGCCGGCTGGTCTTCCGCCAGATAACCCCTGGCCTGACTCAAGTATTCGGTCGCCGTATTGAGCTCGCCAACGGACGCCCTGAGATAGTCAGATTCAGGGTTTCCGCCCCGGGTGAGCGTGTTCATATATGTGCGGGCGGTGACTATATCGGCGACAGCCTGCGTTATCCGTGCCTGCATGTTGGTGATGGCGGTATTGGCCTCGGTCATCTTCAACCCGATGCCAGACCGGGCAGCGGCCAAGTCAGTGACCGCCTGCGCCACACGAGCGGCGATCAGGCCGAGGGCGGTATCAACGCCGGTCAGCTTGGCTATTGATTCCACGATCTGAGACCTGCCCTTGTTGATCCATGCCAGTGCTGCGAAGGCTTCCCCGCCCATGAGCAGCAGGTTGACCAGAGCCGCGGGCAACGTGCTTGTTGCTGTGGTCAAGAGATGCGGAGACGTCCAGTAGATGTAGACCGATTCAGCGGCAGACGGCAGGGAGTCAATGTCCATCGTCAGCACGTCAGCCCATGTGGTGAAGTTGCGGAACTCCTGCGGGTCCTGCCCTACGCGGTACTCTACCTTCACAACGTCGAGCCTGTCCGCGAGGCTGGATATGTCGAGGTCTTTCGAGGCCACTGTGGTCGTAAGTGTGGTTTTCTGCTCACGCGGTCGCACAGAATTAATGTCAACGAGCGCCCTTATCAGATGCTGGTCTAACTCGGTGTCAGTCCATATTTCGTTGTCGGGATCTGTGTCCTGCAGTGCTGCCCGTAAAGCGTCTCTGAATTCCGTTAGTTTATCGCTCATCGTTACTCTCCGCCGCGGCTGATTTTCTTGCCCGTCTTTCTCCTGGCCATGTCAAAGCACATAGCTATCGCCTGGTCTTGCGGGTGCCCCTTATCTGTTTCAATAGCAATACATGCCGAGATTGCATCTCGAATCTGCGCATCACTGCTTTTAGGTGAAAGCGAATCGATTGGCGTCGGCATAGTCCCTCCTTTGAAAAAGGGGGAGTTTTGAAGCTCCCCCTTGTGTTACGTCTCGGTTACTCCTACGCCATGCGGAAGCGGTAGGCCATCTCAGGACACAGTGTCTTGACGCCGAACAGGAAGTCCACGGACACCTGGTCTACCTTGGTGCTGGCATTGTACGCGGCGATCACCCTGCAGGAGAGTCCCTGATAGTTGACCGACTCGCAGTATGCGGCGCCTGCGGGCTTGGCCAGAGCGGCTGAGGCCAGACAGAATGCGTTCTGGTGGAATGCCAGGCTCTCTTCCAAGTCCCCGTACAGCGTGACTATCTTAGCCGCGGCTGCGATCTTTGCCAGTGCCGGGTAGAAGACTAACGTTGCCGCGTTCGTGGAGATGGTGGCGGCCGCTGTAAGCACGTACTGCGTGGTGTCACTCTCGATGGTGAACAGTGTGCCTTTGGCGATAGTGCCGTTGCTGCCGAGTGCGTGCACGGCTAGCGAGGTCGCTCCGGCTGCGCCTTCTGTCGCGACGTCGCCTGCGAGATCGTCGCTGCCATACGCATGGGTCTTGATCTTGGTGCTGTTGTAGAAGTTGAATCCGAAGATGCGACCTAGGGCGGCATCTTTCAAGGCCTGCGTATCGCCTTTCTTCTCGGCGTTGATGAATGACGGCACGACGATCATCCCTGCGTCAGCTTTCGGGCCCAGCACGAACCTGCGCAGATTGTCTTGTGGCACTCCGAGTGTATTCATCTGCTGGCGAGCGGCGGCGAGTCCCGCGAGCTTGGTCGTCTCCGTTGTCCCATCATAGGTGCCGAAGTACGGGATATCGACGTAGAGTCCGGCCAGTGCTTCCTCGACGGATTGTGCGATGGCATCTACCGCCGGGTCGATCAGCTCCTTGGCGAACTCATCGATGCTCAGGGACAGTTCTTTCGCCGAGAGTGCGAATGTGACGTCCTTATGCTTATTCAGCGTTACGTCTATATATCCCTGGACGATGTCCTGCACACTGACTGTAGACGTGAAGTCCGCAGCCGTGAAGGTGATGGGTTTCTTGATCCTGGCCGTGTCGCCTACCTTGCCGACGAACTCGGGATCGTAGTTCTTGTAGACAAGGTTGGCCAGAACCAGCTTTTGTGAAAGGCGCATCAGCGCCTCTCTTGCTACCCCCTGGGGGGTTACTAATGTCTGTGTCATTTAAGTGTTACCTCTCTTTCGTTATTTGACTGGGTGTTTTTTATTCCACCATGCGGCGTATTCCTCTATAGTCATGTCCTCAGGATTCTTCTCGCTGCTCTCTCCAGCCTTTGAACCGGAGTCGCCGGGCTTGCTTCCGCTGGCTTTCTTGACCTTGCCCAGCTTCTCAGCGAACGCCCGCATCTGTTCCTCAGATGTAGGCTCCAAATCCATCAGATCATCTATGGGAATGCCGAACTCATCCGCTATCACAGCGGCTTTGTCCTTGGTCTCCTGGGCTTTCATCTTTTTTAAGCCCTCGCCGTGTTCGGCCATAGAGAATCGCAGAGCTTCCTCACGTTTAACAAGCTCTTTCTCCTTGGCCTTAATTTCGCGCTTCATACGGTTAAGTTCTGCGAGGTCGGGGTTTTTCTTCTCCCCTTCCGCCTCGTACTTGTTCATGAGGTCTTCAAGCTCTTGAACCCGTGCCTGCGCCTTCGGGTGTTCAATGGCGAATAGGTTCAACCATTTCTCCATGCCTGCGTTTTGGCTGCGGAGTTTGCCGTGCTTCTTGTTCGCATGATCCTCGGCGTACTTGTCCGCTTCCTCTTGCGTGAAGAGCTTGACCCCCTTCTCCCCTTCTTTCTTTCCCCCTGCCTGTTCCTCGCCTTTGCTCCCAGGAGGCGTCTGTTGGTCAGCCGGAGGCTGTGCCTGGTTGTCACCAGGGAGAGCTTGCGCCTGATTACCTTTCGCTTGCTGGTCTACCTTGTTCACCGTATTCCTCCTAAACAAAAGGGCCGCTTCATGCGACCCCTGTTATCTGTTTGAGCTATTCAGTTTGACTGCTGTGGTAGAATAATTACGTGAAGATATTAGGAAAGATATATAACCCTGTGGCAACAGTCGCTGCCTTTGTGGTAGGCATTGCTGTCATTGGGTTAATTGCTGCCGTTGTAGTTGCTAATGTGACTGATTTATTCGACGGGGCAAAAGCACAGGAATCTGGCTGTAACTGCCCTTTTACCTGTGAAACGGAAATACATACTGTCGATGGAATAGATTATTGCGAATGTCTTAACTGCGAAGGGTTTGAAAGATAGTTTAGTACCCCAGCTTGGTGCATCTATCGGTTCCGTAAGCTGCCGAATAACCCTCGATATTTACCATCCAGTTATCGAGTTCTTGATTCTGGCAACGCAACCTTAATCTTGAATCGCCAACCGGAGCCGCGTCGTACTGATCCAGCAGTTTCTTCATCTCAGGACTCGGCACTGTGGAGAAGTCTATTTCGTCCCAGCCGAGGTTAGCCATGCCCCACTCGTACAGCGTCTGGTGATCTCTCAAATAGTTCTGGCGATCCCAGCCGGTGAGCTCCTGCTCCTTGTAGGACAGCCAATCTGGGGCAACGCTGGTCGGCGGCAACTTGCCGGTCCCGCCTACTGCCGTATAAGGAACACCCGTATCCTGACACATCTGCACTACGTTGTTATAGGCAGCAACCGTCTCAAGGTCGCTGCGGTATCCCCAAAAGAACAGGGTAGCATCTATAGTAGGAT